ACTTCCCGCATTGAGTAGTTTTTTACTCTTTGCGTTCTAAAATCTGTGTTATCATAACGGCTAATTCCGCTTTGTTCTAAAGCTATCAATAAATTATCGAGTATCGGTTGCAAAATTAATTTAAAATCGTATTCGTGTTGGTATGGATTAAACTCATTCGGTGCTTGACTTTCATGTAAAATAACAATCTTTGCGTTACGGTTTACACTCGGTTCACGGTTATCGTTTGTGTCCTGCCCTTCAACTAACCAAATCAGAGGGAAACTTACTTTCCCATTCATAGTTAGATAAGTTGCTAAAACATTTTCAGTTCCCCACCCGAATTTGACATTAGTTGTATTTGCTCCTACTGTAATATTAGGAAGCAACTCAACTAAACGCTGTAGCTCATCTTCAAAGATAATCATAATCCAAAAGTGTTTTTAGTTGTGTAAACTGCAAACTTTGACAAATCCCATAAAGGAAAATTCTCTTTTTTATCAATCAGGTAATTGTATAATGAAACATTTATTTCATCATTGCTACCGAACCAATCTATGAAGTTTTCAAAGATAATTGGTTCTCGCAAAAAACCGCTTTGATATGATTGTATAAACTTTTGATTTGCATTCGCTATTTTATAAGCGGGACTAATTAACGATGCTTTCTCTGGGGATAGTTGTACGTTTCCGTTTGCAACTAACCTAACATTCGTTTCAGTCATAAACTCCTCAAAAATTCTGTAAGCAATCAAGGAATAATCATTGTCTAAACCTTGCCACACTTTACCATCGTACTCATCTCCTTCTACCAACTTTTTATAAGAAGCGTATAACGGATTTACAAATAAATCCGTTATTGCTAATTGAAGTTCATTATACATCGCTAAACCTAAAGCATTTAATAAAATCGATTTTTCAACTCTCAAACACAAAGAATCCAAATAAGCCACATCGTTAGGCGTTTGCAAAGTTGGATTAGCCACTAAGGTCTGAACACTCAAAGGAATGTTTAACTCATTAGCTTTCTGAAAGTATGTTTTATCGATTATATTAGGCATTATTTCTCTGTTTTAACGTGTTTTTTTTCTTTTGCTTTTTCAAAAAGTCCTATTTCAAAACCTCTTTCCAAAACGTCTTTATCTTCTACTTCGACTGTTTCCCCTTTCTTGTAGTTCGCCCAATCTTTTAAAAGTTTAACCTCCATAAAAATTATGGTTTAGTTAAAGCAGTAATAGCAGTAGATATAACGCCTTTTACAAATGCTCCGTAATGATTTGATTTTACACGACCCACTAAACGAGCTTCCGCCAAAATAGTAACTAAATTTTTAGTAAAGTCATCATTTTCGTAACCTACGTTAATAGTCAAACCTTCTTTGAAACGAACTCCGTATTTAGTAAAATCACCCACTAAGAAGTTATCAATCGTTACACCTGTATTTGCCACTACTCTGATTCCACTTACTACCGTACCATCTGTTGACGCAAAAGGAGGTAATACATAATGTCCATCACTTGCTTTTGCCAAATCCATTTTTGTCATGTCTGTTGGGTGTAATACAATGTAATTAGGCTCAAACAAGTTAACCCTAACTTGATTAATAGCTGTCCTCAAAACATCAAATATATTTGGCTGAGGAATAGCTAAAGCAAAAGCACCTGCTGCATAAGCGGTAGCTGTTTGATTGATGCCTGAAAGGTTAACCGTTAAACCTGTACCGTTTAATAATTGGTCATCGATTCTAAGGTTAATTAACTCAGTTAATTCTTGGTCGATTTCTGAACGCATCAACTCAACATCATCTAACATTTCTTTAGTGATTTTGATATAAGCAGTCACTTTCTTAACGTTTGCAGAAGCCACAACTAAGTCAAAATCCGCTTGTGATTTAGCAGCTCCTTCAGCAGTCATTGCAGCACCGCCATCAAGGTTTTTCTGCTCCACCCATTCCCAAACATTAGACATAATTGTACCAACGTTAACCAATTCTAAAATAAAAGGGTTACGTCTTACAATACGAGTGATTCCCGCTTCTCTTTCAGCTTGTGGAATTTGTCCTGTTGTGTTTGTGCTTAAAGCCATCGTTCCTGCTGCCTTCAATGTAAACTGAACGCTAGAACCTGATTTCTCTTTCATTTGAGCTAATTGCTCTTTTTTAGATTCTAAAATAGATTTAAGGCTTTCAGTATTAACCTCTTTAGTTCCTTTAGTTTCTAATTCTAAAACACGCAAAGCAATTTCTTCAATATTAGCTTTGAAGGTTGCCACGTTTTCGCCTTTAGTTTCAAGGTCTTTAATCTTAGACATAACTTCGATTAATTCCGTCTTTGAAACTGTTTCATTTTTCATTGAGTCTATTTTAACACCCAATTCTTTGATGATTTCTTCCATTTGTTTTTTTAATTAAATTTGTTTAATAATTTTTTTAATTGTTCTGTTTGCTTTTCAGCTTCTATATGAAGTGATTTCTCGGCTTCTATCTCTTCAAGTGATTTCTCG